TCCTTCACAACATAGATGTTGCTGTGGTATGCCAAGCGACGCTTCTGCTTGCGCGCGATCTCCTTATCAGAGTCAAGACCAGTATTCCAAAGAACACTGTTATATTCTGATACGGGATCGTCTTTACCGAGAGTCGTGAGTGACCGCTCGATATACCAAAGCCCGGTTGGACCTTGGAAACCATGGTCCCAGATGCGAACGAAAGGAATGTCTTCGTTCTTCGGTGCAGGAAGGAAGCGAATAACAGCGTAGCCGTTACCAGCCTTATCGACTGTATGCTTCCAATATTTGCCCTCATCGGGATCTGTATAGGTGGTATTTTGTTTAGCAAGTTCTTTCGTGAGTTTCTCGAACGAGGAATTAGAAGAACGCTTAAGATCTGCAAATGACATAATTAATCTCCTATATGTCGATTTTTTACGGTATGTTTCGATGTATTTCGATTGCAGCGAACTGCAATTGTATTTATCATGATGTAAAGACTTCCTTGACAATTTTTCTGCATTTAAATGCATCATAATGAAAGAAAGGCTTATACTTCAGCAGCTTCTTGTGGATGCTGGGCCATAGGACACCATCCTCAATCTTCTTGTTCCAATGACCAAAGAACCCGAAGATATCATTGAGGATAATCACCGTCTCGATAGAAATCTCGCGACGAAGATATTGTTTCAGTAAGAAGGGATGTTGTCCATTCTTTACAATAACACAATCATTGAAATTTGTACACAGTTTTTTTACATCTTCTTCAAAGATATAAGAAAGAGATTGCTGTCTCTTCAACCATTCATTGTACACTTTCTCTGAGTCATCATCAAACAAATCACCGATCCATTTGAGATCGCCATCAATAAAGTTAGCAACCAGATATTTCAGAGGATCTTTATGTTTTGACAACTTATAGAACTGATACTTATCTTTTCGCACGTCAAAGCTCGAAGGCTTGGCTCCGATCCGGCCGTTGTATTTGATATAGTCGTAGCTGTCTGTCGTGAAGTGATTTTTGAGGGCAAGAAAGGTGGTGTAGCTCTCGAATGGAGTCATACTGGTAACTTTGCCCTCTTTGGCATGAAGTTGAGTTCTTCTGCTTCATCTTGAAGCTTTGCCTTAATACGAATATTACTCCGAATAATACTCGCAGCAGCTTCGATCTCGATATTATTCTTTTCGCAATAGTGGACGACGGCATCCATATAATCTAAATTATAATTGATAACCAATCGTTCAATTTCTTGAATGAACTTTTCAGAGGTCAGTGCTTTTGTTGAAATGACGTCGTCCACCATGATATAATTATCCTCGATAAAAAATATGTGCGCCAATTTTAGTCGTGCGATCAAAGACTCTGCCCCATGAAGGGCTTACATAATCTGCATGGTAAAATTTTGCGCCTTTTGTAACGTCAGTGTAGTTACCTAGATATACGTCTTCAGCAACAGCTGTTGCCTTACGATATGCTGATATGTCAGCTATTCGCTTTCCTCTCTGACACTTCCATGAAAATTGGCATACGCCTCTGGCCTTTTGATTAATGACCGCACATGGAGTCTTCGGAAATCTTTTGTCTTTTACGCGATTTAATACTACATTATTCACCGCGATTTTGCCTTCTGTTGACTCGTGGCCTGCTTCGAAATATGTATTGTCGGCCATGCATCTGATTTGTTGTTTGTCGTGTTGATTAAGATACACAGCTTCTTTCACAATAACTTGTTTTTCAATTATTTTAGTTACTGGAACCTTTATGATCTTGACTTCAGGTTCTTTGGTTGGTATCGCGATGGCTAAGATCAGAATGAGTATTAATCCAACACAGAATCCTTCAGTCCATCGAAGGTACGGGAAATCTTCTTTATTTTCAAAAAGTTTCATGTTTGTCCTCTTAGTCTCAATGACTTTGGCAAACAGAGACTACTTTCCAGGCATCTCAGCCATATAGTTTTCTGCCGCTATAAGAAGATACACAAAAGAATAACGAAGTATCTTCCATCCATTTCCCTCTTACTGGAAATGCAAAATCATTAGTGTTTTCGTCGGTGGCATCTGAATGGTGCCGCTTTCTAGCCATCTAAGACTTGAAGTTTTTGTAAGAGTCAATGGAGGGATTAACCTCCGTCATATTTTATTTATATGGTCGCCAGCAGTTTTCTGGCGACTCGTAGCACCAGCTATTCAGCTGGTAGTAAAGTGGCCCGTTCTGTTCCAAGGTGGAGCCATACCCGTGTAGATCATGCCGCTAAGCGGATATCTGCAAAGCTATCGTTATCGTTAGCATTTATGTTTTGTGGCACTTTGCCAAGCAATCAGTCTCGAATCGCCCTATTACACGAAAATCGATATCCTGGTCACCCCCGTAAATGGTGGAGGTGCGGGGAGTCGAACCCCGGTCTTTCCGCCTTTATTGTTGATTGTCAACAACTGATATTCTATTTATACCCCAACGGGCTTTAATTGTACACAACTATTTTAGCCTACATCATATATTTTTTTATCCATACTGCTTCATCTTCTTTTGCAACTGAAAAAATTTTAGGAACATTGAAAATCGTAGCAGATATGTAGCCTCCAACTTTCCAATTTACAATCTTATATGGTTGTTTACCAGTTTTTTCAAATAGCCAATTGTCACCATACCAAACTTTTAAATCTTCTGGAATATTTATATAAGATTTCTTGTGCATAAAAAATAGACAAGCATATGCAAGACGTTGTTCATATGTAAGTTTAATTTCAAATACCTCACCAGTATTTTCCCAACAACCTTCTCCTAAACCTATCATGCCTTTATCTTCAGTGATGTGATCATACACTTTATCAATCAAAGAAAAATCAGTAATTACGTCATCATTTAAAAACATTAGTTTGTCGTATTTGGATATAGCAGTACCTTTATTCCAGGCAGGATTGACAAAAGTGTTTTGTTTTTCTTCAATATAAATTAGTTTTGAAATTTCTTCTTGAATATTTCCGCCTTCAAGAGTATTATCAATTACAATAACCTCTCCTACTAAAGGGTGCGCACAAACTTCTTTTATTCGTTCTACAGTTCCGTCGATCATAAACATGGTTGGCATAATAACAGATATCATTTCAAGTAACTCCTAAAGTATTATTTTTTCCAGAAACTATATATGCCATTGTCTATTTCGTATGATGGCCATATAAATCTCTTTCGTTTTGGCTGTTCCTTAGCCCAGTTCCACATATCTCTTAATCCATCTTCAAATTGAGTTTTGTGTTCAAAATCTAGTATATCAATAGACTTTTGAAAAGTAGGTATAGAATTTTTTACCTCATGTCGGCTTTCTTTGTGTATAACTTCGCCGCCGCCAATTACTTTTCTCAGCGTTTTATTTACATGATTAATTGAACATTCATGAATTCCACCAAGATTTATGATTTGCTTTGAAGCAGTAGCAACAATAGCAGAATTCCATAGTGGTTTAACGATGTCATCAATACAAGTAAATGCTCGAGTTTGTTCACCGTCACCAAATATTGTCATAGGCTCATTGTTCAGATGTTGGTACATCCATATGCCCAAGACGTTTCTATATTTGTCCCATATGTTTTGCTTTCTACCATATACATTATGAGGTCTAATGATACACCAATCTAGACCATGTTGCTTGCCTGCAATTTGAATGTCCATCTCACATGCATACTTTGCAATGCCATATGGATCTATTGGAGCTTGTTGTTGATCTTCGTCAAAAATGTTGCCATAACCATGGCCATAAACTGCTAGTGAAGATGTAAAGATTAAGCGCGTTACGTCATGTTTAATGCACTGATTAATAATTCTAGTGGTTGAAATAAGATTATTTTCATAATTGAATTGTCTGATAAATGGTGACAAACCTTCTGCAGCATAGGCCGCAAAATGAAAAACATAATCAAATTTATTTTTTTGAAAACATGTTTCTAACGATGGTGATGTTAAATTTATATTCCAAAATTCTACTTTTGGATTTACGTTTTCTTTGTATCCACCACTCAAATCATCAATACCAACTACAGTAACATTTGGTATATTTTCTATAATATAGTCTGACAGTCTACTTCCCAGCAAACCGGCTACTCCGGTTATTAATATCTTCATTGCCCCACACATTATATTTTCTTTAGTTACAGAGGGTTTCTTAGTACACGTTTAATTGCACCAAGACTGCTTTGCATCACCAAAATATGCACGTGCAAAACCATTCTTGATAAGCAGCTCTCGAAGGCTCATGCCGTCGAATAGCATGTCTCCGAGGACACGACCACCGAACTTATCCCAATCATACAGAACAACTTGATGCTTCTTTGTAGAAACAATCAAATTTTTGACAAAGACAGAAGCCTGTTCTCCGCGCTTCTTCTCACTCTCACACTTGGCGCGAAAGCTCTTTTCAGGTGTATCAACGCCAAAGATTCGAACGCCGAGTTCAGGCTTCAAAGGCGCTGGTAGATACGGCGCGGTAATGACAATCGTATCACCATCAATCGCACGGACAATGGTAGTATCATATGTCGCACCGACAGGCGTCTTCTGTGTCTGTGCGATCGCAGGAGTAGCTAGCGCCAAAAGCGCAAGAGCAACAAATTTCTTCATATATTTTCCTTAGTTACAACGAGTTTCCCAGTAAACGTAGCGTTCACCATAGCGCCATTCAGTGATCTGTTCGCGAACACAATAGCTTCTATCATATCGATAATCTGGCGGATAGTAGTTATTATCGGTGTTGCGGTCTAAATTATAGTTAGGATCCCTGCGTGAGTCTCTACGATTATTCGATGAGAGTACACCTACAACAACACCGCCGATGATAGCTCCACAGAGCCAACCACAACCTCCGCCGCGGCGTTGATTTTGATCGCGCCACTCTCTGCGGTCATTGCGATCATTATTTTGTGCAAGCGCTGGAGCAGAGATGATCATGCTGCTGACAATTGCGAGTGTAATAAGTTTTTTCATATTAAAACCTTTCATCGATATCTGCAAACATGACTCGTTTTTTTGGATCACCGTTGGTAATACAGCGAGTTAATGTAAGAGCTTCTTTATAATTCTTCGTATGGAATTTCACCGGAAAGATGATCTCTTCATCCTCGATTTCCAATGCTATTCCGACAAAGTAAGTACCGTTTTCTTCTACCATAAACGTATTTATAATTGGGAGAACCGAAGCTCTCCCAATCACGTTATGCGGCATCTGCAAATTCCACCGCAGTTTCGAGTGCATTCGTCTTCAGGTTCTTGTTTGAACCGTACCAAGCAGAAGTCATACGATTGTCTGCGTTGCGGCCGATCATGTGATCGGTCATGAAGGTCACAGCGTTGAAAGCCTGCCACCAGCTACCTTCGCCATATTCAGCACCAGGCTGCTGATCCATGATTTCGAGAGCGATACCAGCATTCTTGCTGAGATCTTTCTTCGAACCAGTCACAGGGAACACTCGCTGAAAATACTCGACGATGTTCTCATCAGTGTAACGCTTCGAACCAAGATAAGCGGCCATTTCCTTGTACTTGGCAAGCTTTTCCTTGGCGACACCGAGTGTTTCCTTGACAACGTCACCGTCAAACTCTCGACGATGGCTGACCTTCACAATCTTACTCGACTGGCTGTTGAGCGAGAGAGTCAGCGTGTTGTTGCAAACCACACGAACAGGAGTGAAGCGAACATCGATCGACCAACCATACTTATGTGGATTGGTGAAGAGCAGATAGGAATCAACCTGATCACCACTGAACAACTCGAAGGAATCCTTCACCTTGGCCAAGGCCCAAACAAGCTGACCATCGCGAAGCGAACCAGCGGTATGCATTTCCATCTCACCGGCTGAAACGAAATCATTGAAGAATTCGAAAGCTGACTCGTTCTGGTTAGGAACCCAATCGTTGGTGATGACATCGAGGATCTTGTTGTCAACGTCACGAACCAGAGCGGAGTGACCGATGTCGACTTGCTTGCCACCGATTTCGGCGAAAGCAGGAACCGGATTAACCTTCCAGTCGAGGTTTGCTGCCTTCAGCATCTGATTCGGCGTGAGGTCGTTCGAGACCTTCGTGCCGAGGTGATGCCATGGAGTTTCGCCTGCATAAGCCATCGAAGCCTTGCCGTCGAGGAATTCAATCATATGAGCCATTATATAGTTTCCTTTTTCAGTTTGGTATAACCATTCTACCATAGAATGGTCTATTTGTACATGTTTAATTTACGCGGGAGTGATAATCCAAAAACCTGCGAACAGGATTGGAATCGCAATGAAAAAAGCGAGGCTAGTGAGCATCTCGTTGCGAAACT